GAGCCGATTGGCACACAATAAAAAACCCCGCGCGTGGCGGGGGCGATTGGTTCACTGCGGCCGGTCCTCGGCGAGGTAGGCCTCAGTCTCGGCGATCAGCTCGCGGGCGTCGGCGATGAGTTGCAGGACCCGGCGGTCCGTCTCCTCGTGCCGCTGTCGCATTTCTGCGACTTGCGCCCGTAGGGCCTCAGAAATCAGTCCCATGGAATACAAGCAAGGTGTAACGAATAAGACACGCGCGAACGCGTGCACGTAATTATTGCAACAGCGGGCGAAAACGGGGGAACCTGTAACAATCCGTAACACTCACCCGGCAGCAGCTGCGCACCCTTGCCGGCCACCGCGGCGAACGGCGCACTAGGCAGACCCATGGGGCGCCGGCCACGGTACGGGAGCCGCGCCGATACGACGCCGGCCATGGGGCGCGAGTTATTGACACATAGGCCGCGAACGGTTTCAGACACCTTCGCCTCCGGGAGTCACAAACACAAACCCCAAAAATACTAACTCATACAAACGTGCAAAATCTGCGCGGTAGTTTGTGTTAATGAACGACGCAATCACGATTTACGATATATCGTAAACGAAACGGTTATTGACACCAACTTGACGCAATCACGATTGTAAAATGTTATTTAGCTAATGAGAATGAGAATCATTCTCAATAGTCAACATTTTTGTGTACTAGTACATATGTACTAGATTTTGTGTGAGAAAACAGCAAAACACAAAAACGCCTATAAAACCGACCCCTCGTAAGTCCCCGGCATAAAACCGACTTGACGCAAGTCCCGGACATAAAACCAAGCCCTTGCAAGTCCCCAATCAAATTCAATAACCCATCCAGTACAGGTCTTGTGCATGGCTCTTGTCATGCTTGCTGCGCACCAAGCAGCCTCCACCCAGCAGCCAGCGGTCAAGAGGCAAGGCGTGAACGCCCCAAGCGTTCAAGTGGCCAGGTCCATACTTCCGCTTTGCTCGCTTCACGGCTTCATCAAGCGAGGCCGCAAGAGTCTTTATGCACTTAATTGATTCGAGCGAAGACAGCTTCGGATCATCGATCACGAACGTCATGTCGACGATCTTGATTTCACCAGGCTGCCAATTAGGCATTCTTCTGGCTTGGAGCGCTTGTGCTTCGTTCATCAGAATCAGCTATTAAAAGCAAGTAGTACGGATAAGCGCCCGTAAGCGGGCATGCGCGAACTATAGCACCGATGAGCGCTATGGCAACGGCATGACATGCAACGGCCAGCCAAATCGCACGCAGATTTTCTGAACTGTCCTCAGGTGTTCAGCAGGAACCTGAACGACTCCCCGAGTCACGTCAACGCGCAAAGGCCTAATGCCGAGATTCATCAAGATCTTCTCGGCGTATTGGTTGCGCTCGATTGGATCTCGATCAGCCATAGCGTTTCATGGCAAGCGCCCAGTGAGGCACCTGGGTGTTGTGACCTAGCTCTTGCTGCAATGCGTGGTCAGACACTTTGACCACAATGCCGTCAGTTGGCCAACTGTCAAACAGCTCCCAGTTGATCCACTTCTGGTGCAGTGATCTAACTTGCTCAGGCGAGGTGCAGACAAAGGTGTCCGGCACGTCGAAACGAAGCTTGCGCAGCTGAATCATCGTGCTGTGCTCCGTACCGATTACGCCAACAAGGCGGTAAGCAGAAAACAACAAGCCATCGCCACTTGGACGACTGTTTAAAGACTTTGCAGCAGCTTTCTGTGAGCCAGCGAAATCGGCGCCATACAGCTCACCATGGATTTCGACAACTCCCGACGCCATGATGCTGCGCGGGATGCTTGGCACCAACATTGCGGCAGCCATAGCGCAACGACCTGATCGTGCCCAGGCAGCGGATAAATGGCCATCGGTGTAACGCAGCGCAAGTGAGCAACCGTCAATCTTCGGCTGCACGACCAAGTTTGACCGTGAAGGCAAAGACGAATACCACTCTTCAAAAGGCTGCGTCCCAAGGCTGAGCAGTGCGACAGCATCGCTGTCCAGCTCAGGTGCATGTGGTGCGACTTCCCGCAACTGAGCCAAGAGCTGATCGTAAGCAGCGTCACTCATAGTCGGCTCACCTTTGCGGTAAGCAGCGTTGGCGTCACGGACAGCTTTCCGTAAGGAAGCGACAGACATGAAAGGCAAGAGCAAAGATAAGGCGAAAGCGCCGAGAGGATCATACTGCTCGGCGCTTGTCATGACAACCGTCTAGCGCAGGTTTTGAGCAAGCATCGGTCCAATCTTGAACCTGATGTTCTTCTCTACAAAGCCGTAGTAGTCGAAGATCTTCGGAACAGTGGGCTGCCTGCGTGCGTAAGTGAACAGCAGCTCGACTCCACCGCCGCCACGACCCTTGACGCGATAGATGCCATTTGGCAAATCAAACAAGCTGCCTTGACGGGTGCTGACACGGGAACGGCCGCGATTGTCTGGAACTGAGAAGTACCGGAATCCTCTCCCGGTCTTGCCACCACCTGTCGTTCTTTGAAGGCCCGACCAGACTTTTGAATACTCTCCAGTCGAAACATTGCCGTATTGATTTTTACGCAAATTTTCCTGAAAAGGTATTGGATAAAGATTTCTTGGAGCAATACCTGCTTTATGGACAAATCGAGTGAACTTTGTTTGATAAGCCTTGTTGTCTGGCAAGCCTTTCGTCACAGGATATAAGTAGCGAGCGGGATCATTTCCTTTGCCGACATTTTGCTTGAAAGTAAGTTGAACCTCGAAATTAGATACAACTTTGTACTGAGCGCTGCGAAGGGTAAAAGGGACCGGCCGGTCAAAGACAGCCTTCATGTACTGAGGAATATCTTTTCTTGCAAGATCGAAGCCAAGTTGATTAACAGTTCGCCTGCAAGCACGCGGCAAGTCTGATCGCTCAAATGTCGTGAGGCGATTGACAATTTTATCGATGTTATGTGTGAGGGTGACTGTCATAAACCAAAAGCCCGCAGGTCTGCGTCAAGGGTAACGGCAGGTGGATGAGGCGACCGCCGGCTTGTTCCAACGTTCCAACCTGTTCCAACCTTTCTAGAGAGTTTCCTAAAACGCCCCCTACCCCCCGTCTACCCCCCTACTACCCCTTTTTATTAAAAATAATCTTTATAGGGTTATAGGTTGGAACGGTTGGAACAACCAGTGGTGCCAAAGGCTTTGCCCACCATCGAGGTTGGAACAAGGTTGGAACAGGTTGGAACATTTTGAGACTCACGAGTCTTGGGCTGAGACGAGCTTGTAGACCCACCTAAGTGAATTATTGACCCGCATTTTGCTTTTGATGTAACCCATCTCCCGCAATATGGATGAGACCTGCATCTGGTCAGAGCGGGTCTGCCGTTCGACGGGCTTGCCGACAGCCTCAGTCAAAAGAAGATCGGCGGTGACGTATTCAAAGCGATTCTTAGGCTCCCGGAGCCAAGCCTCAATCGGAGCACGCCATGGAGAATCCAGCATGTAGTTGACATTCTCTTTGTACACCTGTTCTTCTTGTTCAATAGAAAGCGCAGACGGCTCATCGTTGCGATAGGCATGAACAGCAGATGCCCAGATCGCGTCGACCTCTTTCATGAGGCTGTCTACGTCGATTGGATTTTTGTGAGTTGCTTTTACGGGGATAACCCAGAAGCGACGGTTGCCGGTGTCGTCTACCAGGAAACCGTCTGTCCGGTTTGTTGAACCGACGATGATTCCACGTCGTGGGAAAGCTTCGGTTGCCTTGCCATAAGGCACACGAAACATGTCGGTCGATTGTGAGAGGAAAGCTTTTACTTGACCTGCATGTCGTTTGTTTGTGATGTGATCAAGCTCAGCCCATTCCATGATCCAGCTGCGATGCAGGACCATGAGATCGTCTTTTGATTGAATATCGCGGAGTGCATCTGAAAAGAAGTTGCCGCCGAGAGCCTTCCAAAACGATGACTTGCGTGCGCCCTGTTCACCCATGAGAACGCAGGCCTGATCAAATTTGCAGCCTGGTTGAAACACCCGTCGCACTGCTGCGATGAGGGTGCATTTGATCATGTTGTCGTAGAGGGTTGCTTCTGTGTGGTGATTGTCTTGTGGCCTGAGATAGGTAGTTGCCAGTCGATCGATGTAGGTGGGCTCTACGGTTTCAGCGCAATGCTCAAGGTATGCGCGGACTGGGTCATAGGAGTTTTCGTGTGCGACTTCGACCAGACAGTCAATTGCTAGTTCTTTAGAGACCTTGACTCCAAGTTGAGAAAGGCGGATGTAGTAGCGCTCAATGCCTTCAAGGATTTTTTCTTCCTGCTCGATCTGTTGAGTGAAGACGTTGTAGCGAAATTCTTTCTTTGCGCTTCTAAGGAGGTCGATTAGCTGTGCGGCTTCAATTTTTTGAAGTTTTTCAGGACTAGCTTCAATTTTCTCTTCGCCAAGAGCTTCGGCTATGGCTGTGATGTTGAGTTCTTTGCGTGCTGGTGGAGCGGGTGGCCTCCAGCCATGGTGTTTTGCCCAGTACCAAAAGGTTCCAGCGGTGACCTTCTCTCCACCTGAGTTGGCGATTTGATGCAGCCCTTTCCAACTTGGTGAGTTGGACTGCATAAGGGATATGGCTTGATCGCGAGTGCCGCCTGCTTCTTCAACTGCTTTGATTAGACCCCAGAAGAGGTTTCGGTAGATGTGATAGGTGCCAGTACCAGCTTTTCGTGGGGTGACTTTATCGAGGGCTTCGCAGATCTCTTCGATTGTGCGTGGCTTGTAATCGCTGTAGCGATTGGCCTCGACCATTTTGTCGTACATCTTGCGAGACGGCAGAGCCTTCTCGATGTCACGAGCGGAGTAATACTTTTCTGAGGTGTGGATGATGGCAGTGCGACCACCTGGATTGCCATCAGCGTCAATATGAAATGTGCCTGGGAGGCGCATGACACGGGACGGATTTTTAAGTGAGCGATCAGCGTCAGCGTGATCGAGCAGCCGAGTTTGGAGTGATTTCCAGTCTTCTACCGGGATTGGGCTGTCAAAGATCCAGTAGTTGTGTATTGACTTGCCACCAGTGTCGACCTGGAGTGTGGGCTCCGGGAGTTGAAGATCTTTCCATGCTGTGACTTGCCAGTCTTTTGGGCGATCGTCCCATTCACAGAAGACAGCGCGACAGGCGGTTATTTCAGAGTCAGTGTCACCACCGTCGTTGATGACGGCATAAACACCGCGGCCTTCAGATTGCCAAGCTTCAACGGTTGCTTTGCTGGGTTCGCCTTTGCGTCCTGAGTCTGAGGACTTGAAGGGATGACCAGAGGGGTAAAAAGCACGTAAGCGCAAGTCCCCTTTTTGTTTTTTGAGGAGAGCAGTGAACTGCTTGGTCTGAGCAAGGTCAAGCGAAAGCGATGGCATCTGGTAATCAGGCTGACTTGTCTTTAGCTGCGGCTATCTCACGATCCAAGAGTTCTCGGATTACGTCGGAGACAGTTTTGAAGTCAGCAGTCTGGGTTTCGAGCCAGTGCTTCTGCTGCTTAGTGATTCTGACAACGAGTTTGGGTGAGTCCAAGTGAGGGACGACAACGCCGACGAAAGGTAATGTCGTGCGACGGTTGTGTCAACGTCGTATTACGCAGAGTGTTGTTCGATTATGTCGGTGGCGTCTTTGACTGAGCGTGCAACACCTGCGATGCCACCAGCATTTTCAACGGCTGTGAGCCATGCCTTTTGATTTGGGGTGGGTCTACCTCCGGGAGTCTTGACTTCTATTGAGGCGAATACAGCAACTTCTTGCCCGACCATGTCCGGTGTGATGGTGACTTTCTTCCAGCCAACCAGATCAGCCGACCCCTTAGCGAGGCCGAACTGAACAGGGCGACCAGTGCGGGGATCAGGCAGCTGACCGACTTGATTTCTAAATAAGCGCACATCATCACGAGTGCCAAGACCCAGACGAATCTCTTGCTGGATCTTGGTCTCGCTGTTGGGCATGCCAGCAGGCTAGTCGCCCTTAAGGGGATGACCTCCTTAGCTCAGCTTCAACCACCTCCCGTACCCAAGCGGTTACAGGGATATCACGAGCTTTAGCTGCAGCTTTTGCTTGCTCGTATAGCTCTAACTTCATAGTCACTGCTATGAACTTGCGTTTAGTTGCTGCCATTACCAGATTCCATAAGTTGATCGATAAAGGTCTGCAGCTCGGTGAGCTGTTTGGTGTTGAACGTGCCGATCAGCTTCATGGCGTAGGCCAAGCCGTTGCGGCGTTGGACCTTTTCGCCTTCCTTGCGAATACCGGCGGCAACTTCAGCGGCGACCATGTCGGGCTGAACGGTGCCGTTCTTGAACCGCTTGACAAACTCACCAGCTAAGAACTTGTCGGCAACCTCGGGAGCGTCACGACGCAGTCGGGAGAACCGAGCAAAACGACTGTTGCCGCCGTCAGCCTTGGCGCGTTGTCCTTGCTGGAAGCCTTCGTTCCATTCAGTGGAGTTCATCTCTTTGACGTAGTGGTTTGGTTCGACGGGGGAACGCGACGGACGATCGTCCTCCGCGTTTTTTGAGGCGTTGGAATTGCCTGGGCGCTTGTGTGGATCCATCGCTGCAGGGACTGCTCTGAACTGCGCCAGTTCCAGTGCCAATGCCTTGGCCTCGTCGTAGTTCACCTCAAATAGTTGAGGCGCTGCCATGTGCGCGTACTGGTAAGTGCTCTCCAGCTCAGCCCATTTGCCAAACAGTGCCTGGCCTTGTGTTTGCCAGAACGCCTCGAAGCTGTCGAACCCAGCTTCTTGCCAATACCAATCGTTTTCGCGGATCAAATCCACCGTCTGGTAAATGCACATCCACGCTTCACCAAAGCCATTGCGTTGGCGCTTCAGGAACTCATCGAAGAATGCCTTCCGTTCCTTATCTGTCTCCAGCTCGCCGTACAGAGTCGTAACTCGTTCGGTGCTGTTAATGACGGCGCTAATCCCGGTGGGGAGTGATCCCATGCGGGCACCTTGATCCCGGCCGAAGTGTGGTTGGACAGAGTTGGCCCTGGTGTTAGTGGGCTTCTTTTCAGTTGAGGTCATCATCTTCATCCTCCATTTGGTTAGCAGCGAGATCTTGCAGGCGGAAGAAGTAAGCCTCTTCGCCGATGAATCCTTCTTCGAAGAGAGTGCGAAGAACATGGCCCACAATCATTCCCTGTGTGGGAGAACGCTTCAATTCCAAAATCACAGGTGGTGTATTGAAACGGCTGTCTTTGCCGAAGATTTCCTCATCGGGTACTCCAATGATGATTCTTGCGGCACGATTGACTTCGGCGTAAACCCGACCTGCATGAGTTTGAATTTGCAGGTTGTGGATGATTTTCCAGCCAACCTGCCTACACACATCAGTGACGGTTTCCTGCATCGTCATCTCTTGGGCTTTGTAATAATTACCCCGCATCAATGGAGTGATGGCAGAACAAACTCGACCCAGCTCTTCTGGATCATCCTTGTACTTATCCAAAAGAGACTCGGTATTCTGAAGACTGGTGATGTAATCGACGTTCATCTTCTCGCTTAAAGAAACATCGACCTTCTCGTTTGCTGCGATTTCACCTTGGTAAGTAGCTTCAGTGAATTGCCCATAACGCCTCTGCACGTTTCGAAGAGTTTGTGGGTCTCCTGTCTGAAGACCTTGAGCCATCTCTCGAACAGCGTCCTGACGTTTTCCGCCCTTACAACCGACCATGTCATAGATCGTGCGAAGTGAAACCCGCTGACCTGTTCGATCGCATTGAGCGAGATGGCTGACGATTTTCAACACGTCATACATGCTGACCGTCGTATCGTTCTCGGCAAAATCCATTTCCTGGATTTCTTCGCCATTGGCTAGCCAGTCCTCAAAACTCAGCAGTCCCGATAAAGAGTCGGGATTATAGAAAAATCGCAGAGCATCGATTAGGGGTCTTTGGCGGTCAGCAAGGCTCTCACCTTGCCCCCAATTGAAATGGGTCAGAATGTAAGCACGATCGAGATGAGAATGAGGCACATGTAGCGTGCTGTCTTCCTTCTTTATGAATGAACGGAAGGCTCGACCGTTCGCTTGAACCACACGACGCATTGTGTTGGGTTTACAAGCCCAAGCGACAACATTGCACAACTTGTTATTGATGCCCTCACAAGCCATGTCTTTTACCACAAGAATTCGTGCGGCTTCAGTTGATAATTCACCGTTGTGGTTCTTACTCCAAAACCATGGATGAGTTTTTTCGTCGAGGCTTTCACCTTGACTGTGAGCTACAGCCGCTCTCCAACCTAGTTCAGGCGGGTAGAGGTCTGGATTGGATTTGAGCTTCTGATTGATGTACTCGACAAGGAACTTAGCTGTATCGATGTCGTAAGCACGAAGAATGGCGTGGCTCCAATAGGACAGACTCCCCACCACATCATCAACGTCTGAGCTGCGAAGTCGACGGTGGCCAGACACTTCGCCCGTCAGTCGAATTCGATCCAAACGGTGCAGTCGTTCTATTAGGGCGTTGGCGACGTTTACAGCTGACATGAGGCTGTATCGACCAGGACCACTCTCACCGCGGGTAATGGTTTCACCTGATACGAACTGCTGTTCCTCAGGCATGACCTCTTCAATGAGATCGTCAAACACGGGCAACAGACCATCGCCTTCGGGGCGATCGATGGCCTTTCCGAGAGACTTCATTGAGTTGTCGTTTGCGCAAGCCTGTCGATAGCCGTAGCTGCTGCATCGGACCATGTCATCTAGCGGCAGACCGCCACCGTTGATTGGTGACGCAGTGACACCGAAGACAAGACTGTTGGTGGCCTGATTGACGACTTCGCGAATGCGGTCGGTAGCGAAGTGCATTTCATCGAAGACGATTACAGGAAATGCATTGAACAGTTGCTGACGATTGGCGTCAGTGATTGCACTGTCCTCTCCTCCCCAAAGAGCTTGGGTGCAACAGACCACAAAATGGACACCGGCCATTTTGCTGTAAGTAATCAAATTACTGCTGCTGGTGGCTTCCCTCACCATGGGAGGTTGATCGACGATTCCGTATTGAACGGGCTCGGTGCTGAGCTCTTTGACGAGCTGCTCACGCAGTGATTGATCTTTGACCACGATCAATACACGGTCGATACGGGAGGGGCGATGACCACTACTGGCTTCCAGCAATCCGTGATTGATTCCGAATGGAAGGGCGAATTTGCCGAGTGTCTTGCCTGCACCCGTGACTTGAAAGAAACTGAGAAGCTTGCCATTGATCTGACTGAGGCGACCAATCATTTGCGGACCTGCTTCACGCATGACTGCATAAATAAAGTCACGCTGGCTTGCCCGAAGCTTGTCGAGATCTAGGGGGCGATCAAAATAAAGATCGCTTGACCAGTAGGCATCAGGGCGAGTGCCCTTTGCACTGTTGTGACTGCGGCACATGGGCTGCAGGTTGTCCAGCACATGCGCGCCATCGGGGTTGGCTTGCCTTCGTCGTCGACCCTCGTCATCGACGTAGTCGCGTAGTTCGACAAAGTCCGGATGAGATCTTGGCTTGATGTGATCAACGGTGTCTGCTTTGCGTAGACACTCTTGATGGGCGCAATCGAATGTCCCATCGCTGTGCTGGAACTTGGTGCAGAACTCGCCCCAAGTCTTAGCTTTAAGCCAAGAAGGTTTTTTTAAATGCATAAACTGATCCCAAGCAATGCTTGGGGCGATAGGTTGCCTGGCATTGGCCAGGAGCGGCGGTGCTAGTAACACCGTTGTTCCGCTTTAAAATATATAGCGCAAATCAGAATGTGTCAATACTTCCGCCCATAAAAGATCTTGTAAGCCCAGCCGGGCTTGTAGCCCTTCTTTCTGGCTAAAGCGAGTAATTCAGGCAGGGTTCGCGCCTTGCCTTGTTCTTTACGTTTTTCGCGGCGTTCGATTGCGTCCTCACGACGTAGCTCCCGGAGCCTGCCTTCTTCTTTTGTTATTGGACGTTTGGGCTTGACCTTGAACTCATGTCCGCAACAAGGGCAAAACTGTTGCGGCTTGAAGGCAGCAAAGCACTTTGGACATTGCCTGACTGACGGCGCTGCTTCGTCCTTGCGTTGACGTTTTAGCTTGGTGTCTAGTGACCATATGCGGCGATCATCAACAAAGCCATGTTTGACAGTGCTGCCAACGTGATCCAGAACAATTGCGATCTTTCCAGGCTGAGGGCGAAGGATGCGTCCGACTTGCTGGAGGTAGAGAGCTTCTGATTGGGTTGGTCTAAGAAGGATTGCTGCGGAGACTGCTGGAACATCGGTGCCCTCAGAGACAACATCAACAGAGCAGAGAACTTGAGTGCGACCATCGGCAAGGCCAGAGATTGCATCATCACGTTCATCCATCGGCATGCTGCCGGTGACAAGCTTTGCGCGATACCCAGCTGCTGTGAAAGCAAAACACACCGAGGTTGCGTGAGCTATGGAGCAGCAGAAAGCAATAGCAGGTAAACCGTCAGCCAGACGACGGTAATGATCAACGGCATCACCAGTAATTGTGGGGCGATCCATCGCCTCAGAAAGCTGATCATTTGCGTAATCCCCTGCGCGTGTTTTGACTGATGTGAGGTCGACTTTGAGTGGAGGAGCGAAGACCCTGTGTGGTGACAAATAGCCAGAGTCGACGAGCTGTGCGACGTAAGGCCCTTGCACGAGGGTCGAGAAATGGCTTCCAAGGCCGCGCCCGTCTAATCGGCTGGGAGTCGCGGTGACGCCGACGATCCTTGCGTTTTGGAAGTGTTGGATGACTTTTTCCCATGAGCCAGCGACGGCGTGGTGGGCTTCATCAATGATGACTAGGTCTGGCGGAGACGTAACAGTGGCCAATCTGCGCACGAGTGTTTGAACTGAGCAGACCTGTACAGAGTGGGTTGAGCGATCAAATCCAGCGGCGATGATGCCGTGCTTTACACCAGCCTTTGTGAGTTTGTCTGAAGCTTGATTAATGAGTTCACGGCGATGAACAAGGACAAAGACTGTTTTATTTTTCTCAGTTGCTAATCGTGCAATTTCAGTAAAGACAACGGTTTTGCCTGCTCCGGTGGGCATGACTAAGAGTGCGGAGTCAGCTGTACGAAGAGCATCACGAAGGCCCGATACCGCTTGCGCTTGGTAGGGGCGAAGTTCCATCAGGGGGTTGCAGGGTTCGTCAACACGCTATACGATGCGTCAACACGCAGCAAGACGCTTATGCCTTTACAGATGACGAATGAGGAGTACCACGCCCATGAAGCCATCTCCAAAAGCAAGCTTGACGCTGCTCGCAAAAGCGGTCGCCACCTCTACGACATGCTTCATGGACCACCTCGCGAGTCAACAGCAGCATTCGACTTAGGAACTGCTTTGCATGCATCTGCATTGCCTGGTGAAAGCGTTGATGAAGTCGCAGTACGCATGCCTGAAGGTATGAAGAAAACGACTAAAGAAGGCAAAGCTTTTGTTGCTGATAACAATGACAAAATTATTCTTAGTTCGTCTGACTCGTATTCGCTTGATCAAATGATGGCGTCATTGACTGATCATCCTTTCACTAGAGGCCTTGTCCTAGGGGATCTCAAAGGAAAAGCAGAACAAAGCTTCTTCTGCACGGATGAAGCTACTGGTCTTGAGCTGAAGGCTAGGCCTGATTTTATTTTTGATGACTTGTCCTTGATCATCGATTTAAAAACAACTGTCGATGCATCACCTAAAGGGTTTCAGCGCAGTGTTGCTAATTACAGGTACTACGTTCAGGCTTCTCACTATCTAGATGTCGTTGAGGGCGCTACTGGCACTAGGCCACAGGCGTTTTTATTCGCAGCAGTTGAAAAGTCCCGTCCATTTGGTGCTGCTGTCTACATGGCTGATCAAGCAATGATTGACCTTGGCAAGCAGCATGCACGAGAAGATCTAGACAACATCGCTAAGTGGATAGCTGAGGGTAACTATCCAGGTTATTCAGAGCGTGTTGAGGAGATCTCTTTGCCTAGATGGATGCTGCCCAAAGAAGAAGGCACACCTGCTGATTATCAACCTATTGAGCTGTATTGATGAATGCCCAGCCCTAACTGGACAACACGTCCACAAGACGTGATCGATGCAGCAAAAGCCCGCGCTAAGGCTGCACTAAGGGAGAAAAACCCCAAGCTCACTGAGCTTGAACGATCTTTCTACGACATCTATCGACGATACGGGGGATAACAGTGCGGCGTGCCCATGCTCGGGCCAGGCGTGTCAACCCCCAACTCATCACTGGGCATCCTTGTTATCCCCCAGCAAGGTGTAAGGCCCAGATCTATTCACTTATTTTCATTGTTATGCCTCGTCAACTTGGCGCTAAAAACAAAACTCGTATTGAGATGACTTTGTCTTCTTGGTATTCAGAAAAGCTGCGTGAATTACGTGACGATTCTGGCTTTGAATCAGATCAAGCTTTTTCACGCTGGCTGCTGACTAACACAATTCAAGTTCTCACCGGAGAACGTGAGCCTGGCAACAAAAAGCTGGGTGATCTTCGTGTTCGTATGGAAGAAGCTCTGTCTTCTTGTGACGAGCCAGGATTAACTCATGAGTGATCAGTCTGCAATCACAACCACTTCTTATAAGTCGGTTTATAGCAGCATTCAGTCATTTGAATCGGCGCAGCGTATTGCTGCGTCGTTGGCTGATTCTGCGTTGGTGCCTAATCAGTATCGAGGGCAAGCAGGTCTCCCGAACTGCATCGTGGCGATTGAAATCGCCAATCGGATGGGCATGTCGCCTTTCCAGGTGATGCAGAACCTAAACGTGATTCATGGTCGTCCAAGCTGGAGCAGCCAATTCATCATTGGCTTGATCCAAGGCTGTAACCGCTTTGAGGGCTTTACCTACAACGAAACTGCTGACTCTTGTCAGTGCGTTGCAGTGCTTAAAACCACAGGCGAGCAAGTCTCTAGCCCCAAAATCACTTTGGATATGGCTAAGAAGGAAGGCTGGACTAAAAACACCAAGTGGCAGACGATGCCGCAAACAATGCTGCGTTACCGCGCTGCATCAGCCTTCGGACGCTTCCACATCCCTGACTTGATTTTGGGTATCCAGAGCGTGGAGGAGAATGAGGTGATCGATGCTGAAGTTGCGGTTGTCCCTGAGCCAGCCGAATCGAAGCTAGATCAGGTCAATGAACTATTGGCCCCTAAAACCGAACCTCAACATGTCCCCACCCCTCCGCCAACAGTTGAAATGGAAGCTGATGACTTTTTCTGATGGACAAATCACAGTTCTTGGACGCCATTCAACTAGCCGAACGCTGGGGCATCCATCACCAAACACTGGCGTCATGGAGGCGGTCTGACAAAGGGCCTAAATTCATCAAGACGCAGCATCCAGTTCGTATTTTTTACTCAATCGTTGAGATTGAAGAATACGAAACCAAAAACCCTTTTCTTAAAAAGTAGCCATGGATTTCAAGTTTAAGTCAAACATCTTCAAGAACAGTGTCGAAGACCAAAAGCGTATTTACAAGGAAAATTATGACGCAAGCAAGCCCTACCCAGCGTTTACTGGAACGCTAACTATTCCAAAGGGTCAAATCTCTGAATTTGTTGAATATCTGCACTGGGCTCTGCGAACTGAGTTGAAGCACGATGACTACATTGATGATGCTGTGCTTCCAATCAAAATCTCTGGTTGGCAAAAGGAATCAAAAAACGGCAAGGCGTTTCTCAGCCTTACTTACCAGCCTGACTACAAAACAAAGGTAGCCGCGCAAGAAGCTAAAGAAGCATCGCAACTGGCCTCTCCTGAGCCAACAGCTGATTCTTCTGCCGCTAACCTTGCCGAAGCAACTGCTGGCACTGTCGTGGAGCCTCCCAAGGCAGACCTTTTCTGATATGTCTCGTCTTGTCGAAAACATTGGCCTCACCATGCTCAGGTGGGGCAGTAAGCGGCCAATACTGCTCCAACGTCCACCTAGTTGGACAGTGCAGTATTTGCAACCATTGCCACCAGGCAAGCCACCAATCAATGTTTCGCCCTTTGGTAGGGCTGGCATGTGGCTAATGCGTAAAGCAAATCCGCTTTCTTATGTGAATTCAAACGGCAGTGCGATTAAAGTGACGCTGCCTTAGCACTACCTCTTGCAGCTTTACCAATGCGACAACCATTTTTTGAAAGCAAGTACTTAGGGAAAGTTCTTTATGTCATGGACATACAGGAGCTTAACAAAACTGACCTAAACACTTTGGACCGCGAGCTTTCTGCTGCTATCGCAAGCATGAAAGAAAAAATGCATGAAGAGCGAGATACTTTAGAAACAAACTGGCTTCACAAGTTAAGCGTAAAACTAAAAATTTGTGAACAGTTTTTGGCTAGGGTCTTTGAAGTTCGCGACAATGAATCCTCCAAGATTGAGGCTTATCATCTTTCTTATTTTCGCCAAGCAGTATCTAACATGATTGGCCCTCTTCAGGCAGATCAGTTATTTCAACGAGCTAAAGAAGAAGCTGTCCAGCAAATTAATAAGGAGCGCAAATCTTGAAAGAAGAACCAATTACTTTCCAATGGCAAGAAGAAACAATTTCTCGCTATGGAGATGGCGTAAGTCATCCTAAAAAAGGCGTAAAAACCAAGCCTTTCAAAATCCTTGTCCGTAATGGTCAGATGGCAGCAATGAAGGTTGAGCTACGCGCTGAATCAAAAACTGCTGCAATTAATTACGGCAAAGCACGTTGGCCTAATGCTGTTATTGAGGTGATCAATTGATGGATCCACGATTTCACGTCAAGCCAATCAGCGCCACTTTTGAGCCGCAGCGCTTGATATGGATGGCAATGCACCAAGATTATTACGAGGGCACTGTTGCTGACACTGAGGCACCACCAGAGAATGAAGCAGGTGAGTTGGTGGTTAAGCATCTGCTGCTTGGTGGGCGCGGTCATTACGGTCCTTTGGAGCATCCAGCAATTAGTTTTGCTGTTGCTGGCTTTCCGCACTCAGTAGTGCAGCAGGCAAGAACACATCGTGTTGGCATCAGCTTTGATGTGCAGTCAATGCGTTACACGGGCAAGCGTGTTGCAGCGGTAGCAACTGGCAAGCTTGGTGTCGAGGATGTTTTTTATTTTCGTGCTGTAGGCAACTACGCAGATAGGTTTGGCAAGAAATATGCGTACAGCAAACAGATGCGCGAAACTGACTTGCAAGTAGCAAAGCAGATGTCAACCATTTATGGTTATAAGCTGCAGGAAGGCTTTGCGGAAGAGCACGCTAGAGGCATGCTGCCATTCGATTATCGACAAAACTTTGTTCTTACTTTTAATCTCAGAAGTGCAATGCATTTCTTAGACCTTCGATCTAAACTTGATGCGCAATCAGAGATTATAGATTTGTGCAATTTGATGGTCCCCGTGCTGCAGCAATGGGCACCTGAAGTTATTAACTGGTACATTGAAAAACGACTCGGGAGAGCACGCTTGTCGCCATGAGTTACCACCTAACTCAAAAATCTATTTTTGACAAAGAGCAGAGTCGCAAGGACGCTCGAAAGCAATCTGGCAAAACCTCACGACAGTTAAGGCGTGAGGCTGCCAAGAAGAAAAAATGCGGACTAGAACCGGCTCGCGCACCTGACGCCCCTCACTCCCGATCCGCTGCGGGAGAACCTGTACTACCGCCGAGAAGTACCCTGTAATCATACCTAAACACTGAACAGCACTGCGATCATGAAAAGAAACCTTTCATAGTTTGTGGCTTCATTGCGTTACCACGCAGGACGCATGGTCCTTAAGCAGGAAGAAGGCATATGGCGAGTACGCATAAAAACCAAGACTGACTCTGTCTCTTATCCCTTATCGGCTTCTGAGTTAGAACAGGCAGTCTTGGAAGCAGAGCAAATTTATGCTGATGTAAAAGCGATCAATCGTGGACAGCCTCGATGCATGGACTGCATCCATTGGGAAATTATTGAGGCAAAATGCAGTGTCGGATGTCCTGAAGGCAGAATGACTGGCGGCAGTTTCGCTAAAGATTGCGCATACTTCTGGGGTAAAGACAGTTGATGCCAACCATTACTAAGATTTACAAGGACGGCAAATGGCTATGGCAAGTGGACTATGCCGGGATGACAAGGACTTTTGAGCTGTCACAAGAGTGGGACGCTCATCGTTTTTTTGATTACGTCACTGAATGCTATGTCGCACTTTCTAAATCCAAAGCATCAAGGTGAGAGATGTGCTCTACGGCTTGCTTAAGCAATAAGCCTTGATGCCAGTTTTGCTTTATCAACGCTATGCAGAGTGACTGCAACTGATCAACGTCTGTCTCTTCGTTTACGCGACGACAGCTGCATTCAAGATTTAGCTTCTGTTCCAGGCTGGGGTCGATGATCATCCAATGCATTGGAACGCTCCAGTGACTCTAAATAACGGCGTTCAGAAGCGTATGGCTCCCTTGCACGCATGATGTCACCGACCACAGGAAACAGCCACTGATCAACCCGCACACAGTATTTAAAGTTGTACGGGTCAGTGCAGCCAACAACAACTGTCGTCCAAAACGCGGTTAGGTAGCTCCAGACGACGTACCAACTCATGCCACGCTTGGCATTACTGTTAGATGCCCGTTGTAGTGGCCTGTTTTTGCGTAACTATTTAAAGGCACATTAGACATTTGGTGGAACACCATTTGTCCAATCTTTAGCCCTGGATAAAGTGGTATCGCATGATGCGATCTTACATTTTTTAATTCAAGTGTGAGTTTTGAATTATGCCAGCCTGGATCACACCAACCTGCAAGAAGATGTTGATAGCCACTTCTGGCGCGGCTTGACTTGAGTACAAACTGAGCGGAGATGTCGTCGGGCAAATTAAAGAGTTCACATGTCTCAGCCAAGCAAAACTCGCTGGGTTCCAGCCTGAAGGGCTCTTCTTCTGTGTAGTGCGAGATGTCGACACGAATCAGCTCAGGGCTATAAATGCTTTCCACCATCAAGTGGTTACCAAGCAATACGTCCAAACTGGCTGGGTTTAGCAGCTTTTCGTCGAACGGAACAACCATATAACTCTTTTCGCATCGAGCACGGATTTCCCAGTCGCAAAGGACAGCCATCAGCGGGCATCAAAACAGCAGTTTAATCGTCGTCAACAAGTACAGCCCAGCCAGTACTGCGGCCTTCTGGTTGCCACCTAGCGTCAAATTCAGACTGACGCACACGAACGTTACGACCTAAGTGCGGGTTTGTATGTCCTCCGTTTTCCATGTCAGGCAAACCACGCGGGTCTTGCATGATCCATTCAGGATCTGGACTGTTTTTGCCGCGATAACCAGATATCACTGAATAGTGACCACAACTAACTGAATTGCATGTTGGCTTATCGATTGGACCTTTATCTAGCCAACCGACGATTACTGGACGACCCATTTCTATTTCCATCTCGACGATATCTCGATCTGCATTTCTTATAAACCTTGCATTCAAGCCCAAGCTTTCTAACGCTTGGATCTGAGCATCAACAGACGTGGTGTCGCCGTATTTGATGCGAATATTGTTGTACTCATCGTCTGTTTGAACTTTTTTATAAAACGCTGCCACCATGGCAGCTGCTGAGCTGAAACATTCGCGGTAACCAGTTCCTGTTTCATTGTCCAGTTGAGTGAAATATCGCATGTAGACCTCTTGGTCAATGCCGCTTGCTTTCCACGCATCAAACCATGCGTTGTCTTCTTCCGCCAAAAGGTCTTGAGGCATTCGCTCCTCAAGCTCCTTGATTGCAGCCAACTGGTGAGGAGTACCACGGAACCAATGGAAAAAAGGTAGCAAGCTAAGAGGCATTGCCACTCCAAACAAGACTTGCCTGATCATGGCGAAGACTGCAGCAACAAGCTATTTCTCTATGCGTTTTTCAGGAAACAAAAGATCCTTGAGATGCTTGACAGCTAAATCATCAAGGTCGTTGTCCGTGCGCTGAACAACGCGCTCCAGCATTGCAACGATCAATTCCTTAAACGCTTTTGATCGCCACATCATCATGACGATTGGCTTCAGAACTAAAAGCATTGGACTGCTTTGAACTGCACCAATACGTTAGTTCCTATTGCTGTGGCCCTCAAGACGCGCTACTGACTGCTCAAGATTTGATAGTCGAGCAAAAATCTCTTGGTCTCTGGTTCTGATGTCCGCGTGAAGGATGTCCATCCTGCTCGCTAGATTGTCAACAGCAGTCGTCAGTCGCACCAACGAATCTCGGCCATGCTGGCTTTGACGGTTGATCCCCGTTAGACCAGCAGAAGCAACCCCAACGCTTGCTCCAGCTACAGCTGCCCAGATTTCAACCACCATTCGACCTCTAGCGTTTCCCCATCATGGCAGAACCAACCGAAAAGCAGGAACAGGAAGAATCCAACTCGCGTCTTGGTGACGTTATTAAGGTTGTGTTGCTTGGCTGGGCAATGGCAATCCTGACAGCTAATTACCTAGGGGTGTTTAAGCAGTCTTTGGATCCGACTTACCCAGCCAGCATCTTGAGTGGCACAGCTGCTTCCTTTGGGCTAGCTGTTGGCAACAACAGAAAGAAAAAAGATGAGCCTACAATCAAAGAACAGACCTCTACGGCAAAACCAAAATGAAACGCCTAGCCCTGGTTTTAGGCATCTCACTGTTTGCCGCTCCAGTGCAAGCAGACATTACCCATAAAATTCAATCGTCAGTTTCTTTGTCAGTTGATGGAGCGGGATCTGTCGCCACAAGAATTCCGTCTACATACGCGGTATCTGGCAATAACGTCACTTTGGACACTGCTCCTGTGTTTGGCAGCTTTAGTTCCGGGTCTGCTCTC